ACCGCCATTGCGATATCCTGTTCAAATTCTCTAGGGTTGTTTGCTGGTGCTTCGACCACGGTCAAAGGCTTGGCTTCCCTCCAGATGAAGGTCTTTTTGAAGTCGCCGAGCAAGACGTAAGAGTCTGTGAGTGATGCACTCACGCCGGACTCGATTAACAGGCGGCGAGCGTGTGGGCTCGTTAGTACCTGGTAATCGGTGTCCAGTGGGTTAGGCCCTTCGATGTGCTCGGGGTTGCCGCTGGTCGCAAAGTTGCCAGACTTTACGCTGGTTGCACTGAATACCTTTTTAGCACGGTATTTTTGTGCGGGCATAACGAACAACTGCTTAGGTTCGATCAAGATGTTTTTCCCGGTATTGGGATCGACCATCTGAGCGAATAACTGCTCCATCGAATTGATCGATGTCCAGTCAGTGAGGGTGAAGGTTTCAATCTTATTTATCCATGCGCCGGTGGTTAAATAAGTGTTGTAGCTATTGCCGTTCCACTTATGCGCATTGGTAATACCGAGCACCATTTTCAAAATGCGCTCTTCTCTTGCAAGGCCGCAATAGGTTCCTACGCTGCCTGCGCTGTCGAGAATTTGCCCGGTCAAGTCGGAGTAAATTGCTTCCATGGTAACGGAGCAAATTTTACCGATCTTCTCGATGGCAGGATACTCGATGTAATTTGCACTAAAGGAAGTTTGCGGGTAAGGCATACCTTCTTCGACTTTTTCCACGGAGTCGGTCACGTTGGAAAGCCATGGTACCTTCTGCTCTTTTAGGTTGCCATTGGTCACGGGAATTGTGTCACACAATTCATCGCCGATAAGTTTTGCAAGCTCGAATTTATCTTTAATTTCATTAACTAAAAGCTGGCCTGTGATGGCGGTGAAGGCCGATGCGCCGGTAGCTTCGGAAGCCTCGGTGACTCGCATGCCGCTATTGTGGCGCTGAAGGTTTTCAGCCCAGTTGTCTCCCATGAAACTTTCAGCAAGGTTGCGCAAACTGATTGCGTGCCTGCTAAGTTTGCCGTCTCGGATTGCTTCGCCAAGGAACTTGGACGCCTTGCCGATTCCGTACGATTCAGTCAATTTTTTCAGTCTGTTACCAATACCCATGATGCCCGTCCTTTCAATTGTTTTTGGTTACTTGCTTACTGCGTTTAAGGTGCTTAGAAGTTGGATTTTAACTTTGGTTGCGGATGCTGCGGTGTTTTCGCAAACCCGGCCGATAGCTAGTGCCACGCCGGAAACTTTTGCAACTGTGCCGTCAAGCATGTTGTTGCCGCTGTCTTTTGCGGGGCCGACAAAATCACCAAATTCATAAGTTGCTGAAGATGCGTCGCATTCAAATACACCTGAGCAATCGACTCGAACAATGTTGTCGGTGCTGTTGCCGAAAACCCGTGCTTCGCCTGCTAATTTCTTTTGGCCGCTGGTGCCTAGGAAGACTAAAGCGAATGCGGTTTGGGTTGTTGCTAGGTCAGTCGTCCAAGCAAAATCAGATGCTTTGACGACGTAGTTGGTGCTAGTATCGTAACCGACAAGATCGCCGATTGCTATGCTGTTAGCGGTTGCGATGGGTGCGCTTGCGGGATTACTTTCTCCATACAGATATCTGGCCATGGGTCACTGTCCTTTCTGGTGCTACTTATTGAGCAGTTCGGTAACGAATGTGTCATAGGACTCACTAACGACCGCTACCGAGGTCGATGTGGGTCGTGCGGTGCTGCGCCCGGCGATTGCCCGGCGATCAGCTATGAGCGTTGGCCATGCCGATTCTTTGAGTCGCATGAGTTGCGATACAAAAATTGGCGTGATGGCTTCGGTGGGGATTTTTGCCTCTTTGCACTTGCGCAAGAGTTTGGTCTTTTTAAGTCCTAAAGATTCCTTGACCCGATAGGCGTCAAGTTCATTCATTAATGCCTGTACTTTAGGGTTGATTGATTCTTTGGCTTCCTTCTTGAATGGCTCGGCTTTGCCTGGGGCTTCGTCATCGCCCAGTAAGTCCTTTTCCATCTGTGCGTTTTCGTCGTCGCCGTCTGCCTCTTCGACGCCTTCCATGTCTTCGTCTTCATCGATGGGCTGCGCTTCTGGCAATGGTGCCATTTCGTCGCCGTCTGGTTCTGGTGCTGCGGCTGGTTCTGCTGGCTCTGCGTTATCGTCCATCAATTTAAGAGCGCCTAAAACCTTCTTGCGTTTGTCGGCTGCGCTTAGACTGGTGTCGTTGATGATCGCCATGATGGCGTTGCCGAGGTGGGAAGCGAAGTCTTCGCCTTCATCGCCGCCGGCGGGTGCGGCGTCCATATCGGTGTTGATTGCTGGCGGTGGCGCCATGCCGGTTTCATCTTCGTTCATGAGTCTTGTCCTTTCGGTATAACTTTCAAATAAGCCTTGGGTCGTTGCGGGGTCGGCCACGAGGTCGACCGAATCCACGTCACGAATTTCAGTTACTATTTCGCCGCCTGTGGCGGTGTTTTGAACTTCTGCGGTTGCGTTATGGCTTAGGCCGATAGCGGTGGGGTCGTTCTTGATCCACCATTTAAATGCTTCGGCTAATGGGTGCGCCGGGTTGAATTGCAAGTCACCATAAAGGCCATCGTTTTGCATGCGGACGTTGACCATGCGACCGAAACGCTCAGAAAATTTGCGGGGGTCGGTGCCGGTGTTGTGATCGAGGTTTACTTTGACGCCTTCATATTTATGCGCTGCTTTGATCAATGCTTCACGGGTGTAGGTGCGATTGTTGCGGCTCTTGAAGCCGAGGATTTTGCACCCTGGTACGGTGGGGGGTGGGGAATTTTCCCCATGTGCCACGACGGTAATAGGCTGCATCTTGGGCAAGCCTTTGATTACGTCTTCACGGATAGATAAATATCGACTCATGAATATAAATGACCCGCTGGGCGAAAAATAATTTACTCGGTAAATATTCTGAGCATTTCAAGGCCCTGCTCATAGAGTGCGAGGGCGTCGCCTGCGGTGTGCCCAGTCAGGCGGGCGGTGGCGGTCAGGCTTAGATGATCCACTAGACGGTGCCGCATAACGTCGGCGTGCTCAGGCGGCAATACTTCGAGTGCGTCGGCTAGTAGGTCAAGGGTAAGTTCTGATTGCGTGCTGGTCACGTCTACGATGAGCGTGTCCATGACGCCCTCCCATTGCGGCCTCTTGGCAAAAACGTAGCGGTAAACTGAGCCCTTAATCCATAATCTTGAATAGGCCCCAAAGGTCACGCCCTTGGTGCTATCCCATTTGCGGGCGGCTTTGAGTAAGCCTAGCCAGCCCTGCTGAATAAGGTCGTCCATTTCAGTGTGAATGTAGGTGTGATATTGTGCGGCGATTTTCACGACAAGCTGCTCATGCGCTAGGATGGTTTTTTCATCGACCATGTGCGGCCCTGCTTAGAACGTGGGTGCTTCGGCCTGGTCGCCGGTGTCCGAAGCTGGCGCCCCGGTTGCTTCTGCTCCGGCGTCGTCCTGTGCCGGTGGTGCTCCTGCCCCGCCGCCTGGTGCGCCTTGTTGCGCTGGCTGTGCTGGGTCGAGCTTTAGATTTTTGCTCTCTGTCTCGTAATCTAATCCGAGTTCGGCCGATATGGTTTGTTTGCTCTTGATGCCCATGTCCAAATAAGCCTTATTCGTAGATGCTTCTTTGTCGGTGTCTCTGGTGACTAACGAGGGCCCTTCGGCCTTAATCGTGATGTCGGTGAGTACGCTGGCGGGAAGAATGCCGTGATCAATGGCGGCACGAATCTGACGCCATATAAGCGAGCGATTGGGGTTCAGTCGGCGCTCTCCGAATGCTCCGCCTAGCATACTTTGCATGCGTTTAAATGTGCGATGGGCTGGGCCCTCGGCGACAAGTGCGCTTGCATAGTTGTTGTTTGATGCGTCGGCGCTCATCATGGTTTCGCTAATGCCGTAACGGGAAGCGATAGCCCTAAGATTAGCCTGCAAGGTTTCGATTAAGCCACCTGCATCGAGATTTGCCGCTGGAAATTCGTAGTCGATATTATCGGATGCGGTGAGGATGGTACCGAATCCCATGCGGCTAAGGTTTGAAACTTGGCCGGTGCTTGGGTCGGAGAGTGTGGCGTCGGTGCTCTGTGCTGATAATGCCGCCAGTGCGTCGGGTGCGGCGTCTTTCACTTTGCGGATGACGGCGAATTTTGCCCGTGCTTTGGCCAACGTGATTAAGCTGGTCAAGAGGTCTTCGCAAAATCTAAAATTGCCCTCGACGGCGTAGGTGGTAGGTAGGCCCCGCTTGGCATTGGAGTCGGTATTTAACTTTAAATGAATGATATCCTCGGCCGGTACTAATGTCGGCGTCAAGCTGTCGTAAGGTCTCTCAATGACCCAATAGCCTTTAACATCCATCGCATCTTCGGGGTCGCTCTCGATACCGAAACTGTGGTCTGGTCGGGTGGTGCTGTCCTCGGGGCTGCGTACTAGCTCAGGTTCAATAAATCTAAGCGTGATAAGCCCGCCCTGCTGCGGGAAACTTCTGATGAATACTTCGCCATCGACGTGAAGGCGGCGCATTGTCTCGGCTTCCATTTCGGGAAGCTGGTTGGCCTCCCTAAACAAGTCGATGAGCTCTTGAACGTGGGTCACTAAATTCTTATCTACTGTTTTCTTCCTGGGCATTGCGGTGTAAGTCAAGCCGGTGCCGACGACGTAATTAATATGGCTGGCAACGGCGGCCAGTGCGTACTCATTGTTTTTGCAAATAAGCCTAGAGCGATCCCGAATTTGCTTAAGCTGGAACCAAGTTATGTAAGTCGGCAAGCTTTCGCCGGTCAGGCGATTGTCTCGTCGGGAAAGGTATTGGGTGCCGCCATCCGAAAACCCGTAGGGCGATTGCTCTGCGAATAGGTCACGACTATCGCCGTAAGGGAAAAAGGGCATGCTGCCCATGAAGTCGGTGCTTTCCATCGCTTTTTTAATGTTCATCGTGTTCCCGGTGGCTTAGGTGATATCGATGACTGCGAAGCCGGTAAGCCTGCCGCCTGACTTGATGTCAAGCTTAAGGCCCTTGCCGCTGGCGGTCTTAGCTAACGGGATGGCCACGGTGCCGATGTTGGTCACGAATTGCTGTAGGTCGGAGAGGATAATCGGGCCGGTAAGCTGTAGGCCGTCCGAGTCTTCGACCTGAAACGCCACGCCGTTTAGGTTGGTGACGGCGAGCATGAGCAAGCTTACGACCTTGGACGCTTCGAGCGTTTTGAGGTTGTAAATTCCTGCGCCATTAAAATCAATTACCACTGTAGAAATAGCCATAGAATCTCCTTTACTATAAATGACCTGTTACACGTTCCACTGCACTGGAAGCCGGTAAAAAACAAGCTAAATTGAATGCGTCGGCAAGGTCGGGCGACTTACCTAACCGGCGTTTGGTCTGCGTCTTTGCTTCAACGACCCGGCGGTTCATGCTGTCCACGACGAAAACAGGCGCCTTTAGTTCGGCCAATAGCTGCTGTTGTGCGGCTAGGGGCAATTGCTGCATGGATAGGTTGCCATCACGGGCGAGCTCTGCGGCGAGGAACCATAGCTCACTGCGTAGGTTCGGGAAGTCGCCCGGCCAGTTGGAAACGGTGGATGAATTGACGCCCACGAATTTAAAGCGCTCGGAACCGGCCCCGCAACAATCCACGACGCCGGCGCCTAGTCCGCCCTCATCGATGTAGCAAGGTATGGTTCGGGCGTGCTGCTGGGGGGTGCTGTGTTCGGTGGCAAGCTCTTTCAATCGCTGCGCTGTCTGCGTAATCGTCCAACCTCGGTGCGCTTCAATTGCGAGAATGCAACGGCCCTTGCGTGTGACCATTACGGTGCGATCATCGCCGAAACGGGCAACGTCGCAACCAATAGCGACAAGCCAATTAGGCTCGACGGCCATGGGCTGCAAGAGCAAGGCCAGTGCGCTATCGCCCCATACTGAATTGATTGCCCTGGTTGGCCATCTGCCTAGGATTTGAATTTCAAAAAGTGGGTCTTCGGGTAGGTAGGTGACGCCCTCGAATGTAAAGGCGTTCCAAGGGTGCGGCTCGTCGGGGGTCAGGCGTTTGCATTCACCTTCAAGGCGGTCAACGACTTGCTGGTAGGTCACGGCGCCGGGTATTATGTTGGTTCGGCTGGTCACGTTGGGGTGGTCTAAGGCGCTCATTTCGAGCACGGTATGGCGCCCGCTGGCTTCTTCTGCGTATGCCGGTGATGAAACGTCGTACGGGTTATAAATGCCTAGAAAGCAATAACTAGGGCCATCCGATAGCATAGTTCGAGCACGTTCCCAAAAGATTTTATCGACGCCGGCCGCCTCATCGAAGACGATCATTAGGGCGGTGCCGTGTCGGCCTTGGAATGCGTCGGCTTTGTTGGCGGTGAGGCCATGAATAAAATGGTTGGGCGATTCTTCAAGGCGGGTTGCTTTGGGTAGGAAGTGGGGGTCACGGGGTCGAATGTTGCGAAGTTCTTTGAATAATAGGTCACTCACTTGGATATGCGTGGGGGCGGTGGTGAGGACTAAGCCGGGGTTATGCCGGTCATAGAACCAAGACGCCGCAAGGGATGCGATGAAGGTTTTTCCGACGGCGTGGGCTGCCCGTACTAATACGCTGTAAGGCGGCTGGGTGAGGGCGGTCAGGATTTGCGACTGCTGGGGCGTGATGCGGATGCCTTTGGCGGCGGCGTAGGCGATTGGGTCAGCGGGTAAGGCGGTATTGAGTGCTGCCAGTTCCATGCGGGTGCGGCGTGCTAGGGCTAAGATTTGGCGGGTTTTCATAGGGTGGCGCCCCATTCGACTAATACCCGCATAAGATTATTTCCCTAAGTTTTTGATT